TGTAACCGATTCCAGACTCGTCTGCTCCGGCAGCTCCAGCAGGCTCTCCATCTTTTTGAATGCACCGGTTTCGTTGCCGCGCCGAGCGATACGGAAGGAGCCGTCCGCCTGACGTATCTTGTTATACCGACCGCCGGAATAAATGCTGGATTCTTTCTTTCGCCACGTGGGATTGACCGTCACCGACTCTTTACCGAAACAGAAAATCCATTCGTGCCGAATCGGTATCATTGCGCTTTGCTGTCCAACACTGCCGCAGGTCAGCTTATCCCACACATTCCACGCCAGCAGCTTCAGACCAGCTTTGTTCGCCGTATCGATGTAGACATTCCAGTATGGATAGATCTCGCCGTCCTTGCGCTGGATGCCAAGGTTGACAGCTTGCAGCGCGGTTGAGGGTTCGTAGCACGGCAGGAACTGTGCGATGCTTTCAACAGACAGGTCTTTACCGCCGTTGTACTCACGCATATCGCTGTATGGCGGTGAGGTGAACAGCAGCTTGCTGTGCTGACCATTCATGAGCAACGCCACATCGTTTCTATCCGTGCTGCTGCCGCAGAGCAGGCGATGCCGACCGAGCTGCCATAGCTCACCCGGCTGGCATATTGTCGGAGCGTCAGCATCGACCTCCGGCACTTCGTCCTGCACGATTTCATCCTCAACGCCGAGCATGAGTCCGATCTCGCAGGTATCGAAGCCGGTCAGCGTAACGTCGAAGTCCTCTGCCTTCAAATCCGACAGCAGGGTTTCGAGCTTTTTCGTATCCCACTCGCCAGAGATTTTGTTCATGGCGATGTTGAGCGCCTTTTCGCGGGTGGCATCAAGGCTCACCACGATGCACTCCACGCTGTCATAACCGAGCACCTTCAAAACTGAAAGCCGCTGATGACCTGAAATGACGGTGAAGCCCGTCGCCTCGTTTACGACGATGAGCTCGACGTAACCGAAGCTCTCAATAGAACGCTTGAGCTTTTCAAACTCCGAATCGCCCGGCTTTAGCTCTTTGCGAGGGTTATATTTTGCCGGATTCAAATCCGACAGCTTTAGATTGCGAATATTCACTTATTTGCCCCTCCTCGCAGTAAGCAGGCGCTCCATAACATCATCCTGCGGATTCGCGCCGCTATATTCGCCGGTGCAGTTTTCCTTTACAATCTGGAAGATCTCATACCACAGGCGGTTGGTCTGACTCATGTAGTTTTGTCCCATCGCCACATATGGGCTTTGGATTGCGTTGCCGGTGGTAGGATGTCGCGCCAAGAAGCCGAAGCTCGACACAGCTTCCTCGCATTGAATCCAACGTGCCACACTCATGGCGTAACGTTCCAGAAGCTGTGGAGAAACCAGCGCCGCGCAGCCACGCGCATTTAGCCACGCCCATGTGTTTTTATATATTTCAGCGGCGGCAAGCGTCGTACCATCCTTTTGCTCTGCTGACAGCATCTTGTTCGGCTCCGGCATTTCACAACCTTCGAGCGCAGGCGCGTCAGTGAACTCCATCACCTTCAGCTTCCTGCCGCCTGGATTACCAGCTGATATTTTGTCGGCGAGTGGCTTCTTTTTAGCGCCCGCACCGACGCGAGCACCGCCTCTACAGGTACCGTCTTTTGCCATACTCATCACACTCCTTTTTGACTTGGGCTATTCAACCCTTTGAAACTGCGTTTTTCAACACGAAGCCCCACGCCGCTGTCCGCTTAAAAAAGTTTTAGAGATTTTACCGCCCCCACCGGTCGCCGCTCTCGGCTGTGATTCGGGAGTGACAGGATTTACAAAGAGCCATGAGATTGCTCTTCTCGTTGCCACCGCCTTTGGAGAGCGGGAGGATGTGGTGAACTTCCTCGGCAGGCGTCAGCTTGCCTTGCTTCTGACACTCCTCGCAGAGAGGATGCGCCTTAATGAAGCGGTCACGGATGCGCTTCCAGCTTCTGCCGTAGCGTTTGTTGGACTTGGGGTCACGCTCGTACTGGTTGTACTGTTTGTCCATGACCTTCTGATGCTCGGCACAGTATTGCTCACGTACAGCGAGCCGACCGCAGCCGGGATAGGCACAGGGACGTTTGGGTTTGTAGGGCATTGGTTCACCTCCTTGCGGGCATAAGAAAAGCCCTGCGGGATTGCTCCCACAAGGCTCTCTTGGATTCTGTTTTCCTGATTATAATACTATCATAAGATGCAGGTGTCTTTCAGTGTCTTTTCATGTCTACTTCAGGTGAAGCAGGAATTTTACATTCCTCCAGCGCCCGAATGTGGAGCTTGTGTGTATAACGCAGGTCGTAGCCCATGTCCACCGCAATTTTCTCCCAAGAAAGGAAGCAGAGGTAACGCTTCTCCAAAAGGGTCTGGTGCTCCGGATTTACCACAGCTTTGATGACGCCCATGATTTCTTTCTTGAGGTCAACCAACATGTCAATGTCGCGGTTAATTCCGTTCTGAAGGTCAACGATCTTACAAATGGCATCTGCCATGCGTGAGGTTGAGCCGCTGGGATTGCGCGGCATACCCGTCAATACAGAAGTGCAGGTCGTCGCCAGCTCGTTCAGGGAATCAACCTGCTGAAGCTTGGACTTAATACGCATATCCAGATAACGCGCCTGAGAAAGGTAGGTTTTAGTATTCATAGCGCACCTTTTCCTTTCTCAGCTTGGCAATCAGCATCTCAGGGTCGATGCGCGTCAGGACTCCAAACCAACCGGAACGGAAGAAGCGCTCGATGCTGGCAAGCTCCTGCTCATCATCGTGAAGCCGGTAGTCCTTAACCGCCTGCAGTACGATTGCATTTGCCAGATTTTCATAAGGTGTATCCATTATCTGTACCTCCGATTTTTTTATTTCTCTCGGATTGGCACGGATTGTCGTTGATTGTCTCAGATTTGCAGGTCGGCTTTTACCGCTTCGATTAACGCAGCCTGTGTGCTGTCCTTTTTAGACAGCACCTTCAGTATCCGCTCATCGATAGTGCCTTTGGTAACGATGTGCTGCACCACAACCGTTTTGGCACTCTGTCCCTGTCGCCACAAGCGGGCGTTGGTCTGCTGGTAAAGCTCCAGTGACCATGTCAGCCCAAACCAGACGATGCAGGAACCGCCGCTTTGCAGGTTTAGCCCATGACCGGCAGAGGCGGGATGTACCAGTGCCACGGGAAGCTCACCGTCATTCCACCGCTTTATGCTTTCGGCACTATCCAGCTTGGAGAACGGAATATGGAGCTTTTGCAGTCGCTCGGTGATACGGACGAGGTCATGCTTGAACCAGTACGCCACCAGAAGCGGCTTGTCACCGGCAGCTTCGATGATGTCCTCCAACGCATCGAGCTTTCGGTCGTGAATCGTGATGGTGCTGCCATCGTCGGTATAAATAGCGCCGTTTGCCATCTGATACAACTTGCCGGTGAGAGCGGCAGCATTGGCAGCAGTAATATCGCCACCCGGAAGCTGCAGCACAAGATCTTGCTTCAATTCGTCGTATCGCTTTTTCTCATCATCGGAGAGCTGCACTGTATACTCACTGCTGATGAGCTCCGGCATTTTTAGGTGGTCGGTGGATTTCATGCTGATGGTGATGTCGGAGATTTTGTCATATATCCGCTGTTCCGCTCCAGGTAGTGGCTTGTAACTGAATATGACCTGTCCGTTACGCTTGTCCGGCTGGAAGTAATCGAGACGATAGTGGCTGATAAACCGTCCGAGCCGAGCACCCATATCCAAAAGCCGGAATTCTGCCCACAAATCCATGAGCCCGTTTGCGGAAGGAGTGCCAGTCAGCCCGATGATGCGTTTGACAGTTGGTCGCACTTTCATCATCGCCCGGAACCGCTTTGCTTGGTAATTCTTGAAGGAGGACAGCTCGTCAACAACGACAGTGTCGAAGTTAAATGGCAGCTTGCTTTCCTCAATGAGCCACTGGACATTTTCTCGGTTGATGATATAGATGTCAGCGGGCTTCAAAAGTGCCGACCGGCGTTCTGACTCGGTGCCTACTGCCACGGAGCAAATGAGGCTCTGCAGGTGATCCCACTTATCTGCTTCAGCAGGCCATGTGTCCCGTGCCACTCGCAGCGGTGCGATTACCAGAATACGATGTGCCTCGAAACTATCAAATAACAGGTCATTCAGAGCAGTCAGCGTGATGCTCGTTTTACCAAGACCCATGTCCAGTAGGACAGCAGCGATTGGGTGCTTCTCGATGTAATTGATAGCAAAGGTCTGGTAGTTATGTGGTTCGTATTTCATCAAGAATCCCTCCAATCTGCTGTTCATCGTCCAGCACACATACTTTGAAGCCAAGTCCTCGCAGGAGCCGATGTCTTGCCAATTGAAGCGGTCGCGGCTTGCAGCCCATTGACTTTACCTCCACAAAGCCCATATGACCGCCCGGTAAAAGCACGACGCGGTCAGGCATTCCGTCAAGACCCGGATTTACGAACTTCAGCGCGATGCCTCCCATGTTTTTTGCCGCGATTGTCAACTTGTGTTCTATCATTTTTTCTCTCATATTTTTCTGCCGGAACAAGCGGAACAAGAAGAACAACATTTCCTATACACGCGCACGCACCCATATTTACGTTCCTTTACTACCTCTTTTTTTATGATAGATACCAATAGGTAAATTCTTGTTCTCTTGTTCCGCAATGCCCGAAAACCTCCATTCTATAAGGATTTAATCCGTAACAAGCACTGGAACAAGCGTGGGAACAAGTCCGCTCGTTCCGTTACTTTCGGGAATAAGCTCGCTGTTTTCCGTAGTGGGTGAAGTTGCTTGTTCCTTGTCTTGTTCCAGTGTATTTCTCCCAAGACTCCAGCTTTTGCATGATAGAGCCGAGCTCATAGGAGTCAGCTTTTTTTAGTGCTGACGGGTCTTTACCGAAGCACTCGCACCAGATTTCCAGATTGCAAACCAGCTTGCGCTGTACTGTGCCTTGTTTGCCGATATCAGCAACACCAGTGCCGTTCAAAAAGTTGCGCCGCTCAAAAATGTCGAGCTCGTCCCAGTTATCCGGCAGCAAGGTATCAAGGTACTGCCGCACCAGCCCTTCGCGCTCATCTGTCTCCATAGCATCCGCTTGTTCTGCGACTGCTTGAATCGCATCGTCGCCTTCAAGGTATAGCTTCTCACCGCGATGATAGAGCACGAGTGTTTCAGCCCATATCTGAGCAACCTCATCCTTTGTAATCTGCCATGCCTTTTTTGTAGACTCACCACTGACAGGAATAGGCCAGAAGCGCCGGTTACCAGTGATGTCTCGAAGAAAGCCGGACTCCGCATTTGTCGATCCGACGATAATGCACTGTCTCGGATGGCTTTCCACGCTTACGCCGTAGCTGGCGCGGTACTTATCGTCCACACGGGATATGAAGGACTTCACCGTTTCGACATCCGCCTTGCGCATTCCGGCAAGTTCGCCAAGCTCCAGTATCCAATAGCCCTGCAACTTTTCAGGTCCTGCCTTGTCGCGCATATCCGTAAGTGTCAAGCTGTCGGAGAACCATTCACCAGCCAGTTTTGCAAAGAAGGTGGATTTGCCGATGCCCTGGGGTCCGTTCAGAATCGGTACGCTGTCGAACTTTGTGCCGGGGTGATAGATTCGAGCGACCGCTGCCACCATAGATTTGCGGCTGACTGCTCTTGTGTAAGTAGTGTCCGCCGCGCCGAAGTAATCAATGAACAGCGTCTCCACGCGGGGAGTGCCATCCCAATCTGGCAGCGTCTCCAGATACTCCTTAATGGGGTGGTATGCTTTTTCCGCAGCGACCGCCAGCACGGAGTCCTTCGTTTTGGTAGGTGAATAGAGACCATAGGTGTTTGACAGATACACCTTGAGTGCAGCGTTGTCGGAGTCGTTCCATCCGTCCTTAAGCTGCTCCCACGGCAGACCGCCTTTTGCGTCGATACCGTCACGGTGACAGTTGAACGCGATATGCTGCAGAGCCTCGTCATGGCGCAGGATAATTACCAGATTATCGAGCGTATCCTTGACGTGTCCCTGTTTGTCCAGCACCAGAGCCTTCTGCCAATCGGCATCGGAGAAGTCGGCATTTGCCTGTTCCATGCGCTCTGTCGCAAGCTGCGACTTTACGGCATCATCCTTTATTGCAAAATCCGCCATAGCTGCAAAGGACTTTTTCTCGTCGTCGCCACCGAATTTGTGTATGCGCACGAGGTCAAAGGCATTTAGCAACTTTCCGCAAGCAGGGTCTGTCGCATGATGGCTGTAGGTGAACTTATCATCGTAAACTACGACACCGGCAGTGCCCTCACCGAGGATATAATCATAGCGTCCCTCAATAACTGAAGGCGCATAAACCTCTGGCAGAAATTTGTCGATTGCCGATGTAATTGAGTAGGCACGACAGAACGCGCCGACCACACCTCGCTTCGATAGCGGGTCTTCCTGCTTTGCCACCTCACGTTTCACCGCGCCCGCCTGTCGCGAG